GCCTTGACCTCGCTTAGAGTAATCGGCTCGATATCCGGCTGGGTGATGAGGGTCAAGGTCATGGATTTTTCGCGATGAAGGTTCCAGGCATGGCTGCGGCCAGGCGGTCGAGGATGGCGGTTTCGGTGGTGGAGATCATATTTCGCTCAGACGCGCGTTATCGTATTCACGCGTTGATTCCTGGACACATGGTCAACACGTTGTAAATGGCCTGCGCCATGTGTGATGCTCCGCGCGCGAGTGGATGCACGCCAGAGGCCACAGACACAAAACCGGCTGTCACCGCTTCTGCGTGCGTCCCCCATATACTGCTAATTTGCATGGTGCAGACATTGGCGTTTTCCTCGGCCAGCTCGTCCAGCGCAGTCCAATAATCTTCGATGGTGTAGGTTTCTGGAGTCACCGTGTTGGTCGCTCTTGGCGATCCGACAAGGAGGATTGCAGCTCCTTTTGCGGTGAAAATGTCGATCAACAATTGCAAACGCGTCTTCATTACATCCGGGGTGGTCGCTATCGCGTCGTTCTGGTGTGTCCAGTCATTGTGACCTATGCAAATGATGTAAATGTCGCCAGTCAACGCCTCGTTTCCGCCGAAAATGAGGCTTTGTGATGCGCTTGTTCCAGTTGCCGCGGCCGATAATGTAATGGCGGTCGATGATTGGATTTCCGTGATATAGCACGGCAGCGGGAGGTTTGTTGCTGATCCAACGATCATGCCAACAGACAATCCGGATGTGCTGGATAACCCAGTAACACTATTCGACCCGTTTGTCACGGAACCCGTCAACGTCGTCGGTGCTTTGGCCACACCGACAAATCCCCATGCTCTCTGACGGCCTGCAGCAGAGATAAAATTCTGCGAGGATTCTCCAGTGAAATCCAGAGAGGTGCCTGAGCCGATTCCGAACTTGTTAACAGAGACGCATCCGGCTGCAGAAAAGTAGAATACCCCGAGTATGTAGCACGTCCCGCTGACTCCTGTCAGCACGAGAGAATGCTCCGATGCGGCCAGGCCAGCAATTGCGATTTTCTTGTATGCAACGGGGTTTGCGTTATCTGCAGTGGTCGTCGTCGCGCCAGCGGAATCGACGTTGTACGAGAATGTCCCTGTGCTGGCAATCGCCCCAGCGTTGGTTACGGTATTGGAGTCAAAATACCAGATTTCGATGTCGGTGCAGCGCGGGACAGGAATCGTTATGGTGGCGCCACTTGGCAACGGCAGAGCGTGCGGAACAGTCGTTCCGGCTACGCGAACGCATGTTTGCGGCATGCCGATTGACGAAACAGGTGATCCGGTCCCGGATAACACGTTGGCCGAGTGGTTGGCCGGGATAAATCCGCCAGGGTCTTTGCCATACAGCCGCGCGAGTTTTGCGCGCAGCCTGCCGACGTATCCGTAGACGTCCGCGTTTGCGTCAGTCAGCAGCGCCGTGCCGTTGGAGTACGTGCCATAAGTGATCGAGTCCCCGAGCACGTTGATTACAACGTTTGAATATTCGGCTGCCGCTAACTTCTTTGAAACACCGAAAAGCGCTTGAATATTCGTGACCTGATAGCCTATAGCGGCGGCTTCGGTATTTCTCAGTCGCGTTTCGTGATCTGCGACTGACAGAATATTTGACAGCTCTCCCAGTACAAGATTGCTGTCCTGCAAAACAAGCGCCATTTCGTCGCCAGACATACCAGTAGAAATGCTGACGTCGGCTAAATTGATACCCGGGACTTTCATTTTCCATTCCTTTCCACCAAAGCATTCGGGTGGCTTGAGTGATCATAACGATCTTCGATTTCCGCAGCTTCCGGTAGCTTGTGGATCGGTTGCAGATCCACCGCAATTCCACCACCATCGTTCGGCCGCAACGTGATCGCCAGCGTGTCGTACCCGTAGAATCGATCCTGCTGCGGGTAGATTCCGTCGAGCAGGGTGCTGGTTTTCGGCACGGTCAGCTTGATGCCGCGGGCGGCAGCGATGCCGAGCCAGAATTCGAGGCAGCCGCGCCCTTTCTCGGCGTCGTGCGCGTCCGGGTAGGTGTAGTCGCAGCCGAAGACGCTGATGTGCTTCACGCCGATGTGGATGGCGTAGGCGACGGCGTAGGCGGCCGTGGAGTTGAAGTAGGCCTGACCAAGGTTGTTGAGCACTTCCTCCAGCGGGAAGGCGACTAGGCCGGGATAGTCCGGGTGCTCGCGACTTGTGATGATCGGTCCTGGATGCACCTTGAGCCACTGCAGCATGCGGGCGATGTTGGACTCCGGCGCGGCGGCGGCGCGGACTTCCTGTATTCTGACGTCATCCATGTGGAAAACGCGGTCGCAGAGCAGCGTTCCGGCGACCGCGTTGATTCCCCATGTCTCGGTGCAGTACGCATGTTTTCCGCCCAGGCGCTTGGTAATGTCGAGATATTGCTCGAGCGATGGACCGAGGCCGAGGATGGCGACATGCTCCGGAACAGGGAACGCTTCCACCATCTGCTCGTAGGCTGTGGGTCCGTCATGCATGTTGATGACTGGCCATGCGAGATCTTCGCTGTCTTTTTGGTCATCTGGCAACGGGACGCAGCGAACCACGATGGTGCGGCCGACTGCCCAGTCCGTCACCGGCGCCTTGTCGTCGCGCTGTCCAAACCACGCTTCTACTTTCCAGCCAGCCGAATTGAGCAGCGCCTCAAACTGATTCGATGTGTAGTGCCGGTGATGGAATGCATAGCCTTCACCAAACGGCATCTCGTCCTCGTTCGGTACAGACGCCAGCAGCACTTTTGCCGATCGCCGAAGCTTCCGGAGCAGGATGCCTGCGTCCTCTTCGGTGAGGTGCTCGATGGTCTCAAAGCATACGGCCAGATCCTGCTCTGTCGGTAGCTCGACCTCCTGCGCCGTCGCGCACCAGTACTGCGTAGTAGCTCTGAATGGATATTGCGGATCCCCGGATGACCAATGCTGCCGTGCATAGTCAATCGCCGGGCCAAATGCATCGATGCCGAGCACACTGGCGCCGGCACGGGTGGCCATGATCCATGAGCCATAACCGACGCCGCATGCGATGTCGATGACGCGCGCGCTGTCCAGGCCCAGATGCTCTATTTGCTGCACAGCGAACTCGTAGCGCGCGACGTGGTCGCGGCGAATTCCGCTCAGGTGTGGCGCTACCTGGCGTTCACCTGATCGGGTCCAGTCCTGCTGTTTCGGCATCTTGATTGCTGCGGCTGCTGGCATGCGCGTGTCCTTGTGTTCTGTAGCGCCGGATTGCTCCGGCGCCGGTGCTGCGTGACGACGTTACGGGTTCAGCGCCGGCATGACGCTTGGGCTGTGCAGGATCGCTTCGCACGAGACGATGGTGCCGGCCGTCGCGGTGCTCTTGATCGAGCAATTGACGTAGCGCTTGTTACCCCTGTAGCCGACTCGCTTGACGACGTTCTTCGAAACTCCGGACGTGCGCGTCGTCGTCGCGGCGACGCCGGCCAGCAGTTCGGTTCCGATGAGGTCGCCGTCGGCAACGCTGGTCAGCGTGCCGGTGACGTCGCCTTCCTTGACGGTGGCGGTGAAAACGGCGCCGGTCGCGGTGATCGAGCCATAGGAGCAGATGAATTCGACGCCGCCATACCCCTGGCGGTCGATCACCTTTCCCGTCTGGCCGGTGCCGGTGGTGCCGACGGCAACCGGCGAGATAACGCGCAGAGCGCGGCTGTTGTTGTGCAGGTCGTGCATGTGGTTTGCCCTTTCGTTTGTCTGGTGGTGATCAGGACGCGGCGAACTTCATCAGCTTGATGGCCTCGAAGTTGTAGACCCCGCCTCCGACGCGCCGCCGGAAGTTGAACTTGGTCGTGCCCTTGGCCGTCACGTTGTCGCGGATCAGGGTGATGCCGGTGCGGTTGGCGATCAGGTAGCCGCGGCGGAAGTTGCCGTAGGCGATAGACAGCGAATTGGCGGCGACCGCCGGCATGTTGTCATCGACTTCGACCGGAGAGCCGAGGAAGCGACCGCCAAACGGCGCGGTGGGATCGGGCTGCCACAGGTAGTAGCTGCCGCTGCCGTCCTTCATCTGGCGGGCCGTGCCCAGGGTCGCATCGCTCATCACCCACACGGCGCCGCTGCGATAGCTCTGCTTGAGCGAGTGCTGCAGATCGACCAGCTTGTCGGCCGGCGCGACGGAGGCGAACGCCCCACTCTTGCCACTGGCGATGTAGCCGATGTTGCCCCAAGAATAGCTCGCGTTGGCAACGGTCGTATAGGTCGTGATGCCGCGCGGCTTGGCGACGCCGTTGCCGCTGATCACGGCGGCCCCGATGCCTTCGGCGAATGCCGTGGCGGCTTCTTCGGTGAGGTCGGATACGAGATCGATGTCGGAATCCTCCAGGGTCTCGTTGAAGACCCACGGCTCGACTTCTGCCGGGTAGGCGACGACTTCGATCTGGCTGAACTTGGGCTCCGTGCTTTCGCCGGCCGTGCCGCCTTCTCCAGGCCACGCGACGGCCATGCCGGACGTCTTGACGCGCTTCAGGATGGAGCGATTGCCAGTGTTGCGCACCAGCGACAGACGGAACAGCGAACTCTCAGTCCTGGCAATGCGGTCGATCTCGGCTGCGATCTCTGGCAGGACCAGCACGCCGCCGTTGACGTCGTCGGTGCTGTTCATCGCCGCTTTACGCTCGCCCAAAACCTGCTTGTACTTGCGGTCATCGCCGGAGCGCAGGAACTGGGCAAAGGCCTGCTTCTGCTCTTCTGGAACGACGCCGCCGCCACTGGAGCCGCCGGTGCGTTGCGCGGCCAGTTGCATTTCCTGAACGGTGCGGCCGAGCTTGTCGATGTCGGCATTGATGGCCGCGATCTTCGCCAGGCTGTCGTCACTGGCATGGCCGCGCTTCTCGATTTCCTGCAGTCGATTGTCATTCGCCGACTTGAATTCCTCCCAGGCTTGGGCCTGCTTCTCGAGGAGGTCGGACATATCCTTTAATTCCATGGTCTTATCCTTAAATGGTGACAAAATTTGTGATGATCCGCTGAGCTGCGGCGCTCATGCGTTGCAAATGGTGATCTGCCTCGCGCAGATCGGTTCGCCTGATGCGGGCGATTATGCCTTTTGCTTCCGATCGACTGAAGCCGCCGGCGTCGCGCAGGAGGTCTTCAATCTCGGTGATGGTGTCGATTTCCTGCAGGCTCTTGAGCGCGGAAATCCGGGCATTGCGGTTGGCCGGAAAAGTCACCGGCGAGATTTCGATGAGGTCGATCTGCGTCAGACGGCGGCGCGGGTCTTCCGGCTTGCTGCGCGGCTCGGACTTCTTGGCGATGTAGCCGATGGAGAGCCCATCGATGGCCGGCCGCGGGGTCATGCGCATGAGGGTGTCAATCTCGATGCCGCGCGGGGTTTCGGCAAGCTGTCCTGTGACGCGCAGGCCGGCACCGTCTTCTGAAAGGTCTTGCCAGACGCCTACAGGAGTCATGTCTTCTGCGCTGATCTGCCAGCCGCCGTGCTGACTGAGCATGGACGGCCACGGCTGACGGCCGGACTTTGCGTCGGCCAAAAAGTCGGCAAACGCGCCGGGCATGATGACATCGCCGTAGGAGTCGATGTTGTTGAACGCGGCCCCGTAGCCGCTGAAGGTGCGCGTCTGCTGTGCGGCACCGTCCGGCGATGCATCAAACTTGATTTCGTTTAGCCGGCAGATGAATTGCTGTTTGTTCATTGGTTGTCGCCCTGTCTTGGTGGTTCTTCGCCCGGGTCTGTCATGTTCAGCGGGACTCTGTATTTGTCTCCGCCGTCGTATGGGTTGAGGTCTTCGTAGCTGCGTATTTCGTTCGGTGCCAGCGCACCAATGCCGTAGAGCGCGCGGTAGAACTCTGCGCGGTCCTTGTGCGATCCGCGCAGCAGGCCGGCAACGGTGAAGAGGCAGAAATAGCCATCCGCGCGCTCCTGCTTAGTGAGAAGCTGCATGTTAAGACGCTGCTCGATGCGGGCGAACCATGGGCCGAGAGTATGCACGACGTGCGCCAAAAACATCTGCTCAGAGCTGGCGTAGGTTGCGGTTCTGTCGGCTTCTCCGATCATGATCGGCAGAACACGGAAGAAGCGGCAGACTTCGGCGACCTGGAAGCGGCGCACTTCGATCCATTGGGCCTGATCGTTCTGCTGTGCGCGCGGGGTCCACTTCATGCCGCCCCACAGGACGGCGGTGCGGTAGGCGTTTTTCAATCCGATCTGCGAGGCCTCCCACGATCGGCGCAGGGAGTCGGATTGATCGGGCGTCAGGACGGCATCGGTCGAGAGGATGCCGCCCAAAATGGCGCCATTGGAGAACTGCCTAGCGCCGTGCTCTTCCGTTGCGAGAGCAAGGCCGATTGCTTCGCGCGCCAGGCGAATTCCGTCGAGGCCGTCGATGCTGGTCCAGCTCGGTCCTTTGAGATGCAGAATCCGTGATGCCGGATAGGTAGTGATCTGGCCTTTTGAGTCGTAGACGTCGTAAGTGATGGACCAGTCGTCGTGCCGCGTAGCGGTGACGTGCTGCGGCTCAAGCGGCTGTAGTTCGATGGTCGCAGGCAGTCGGCCGATGGCTTCGGATCGCCGGATCAAGCAGTATGACCTGTTCATCAAAGAGAGATGAAGACCGGCTGTCTCGCGCCACTCGTAGGATGTGATGCCTGGCGCGACGCTGTCGTGCAGGACGGTGTAAAGCGGATGTTCGACCGCCGCGTCGGCGCCGCCATCGGCGCGGCGGCGGTAGAGCTTTAGCGGAACCTGGGCGATGCCTTCGGCAATGACGCGCGCGCAGGCCAGCGCGCTCGCGGCTTGCAGTGCGGTTTCCCAGGTGACGGCGACGCCGGCTTTCGAGCTGGCCGATCCAAGCAGGTCTAGCAGCAGGTCTGCCCGGGTGATGGCGCTCTTGCTTTCGCCTTTGATGAAGAAATGCTTGACGCGGTCGAGGACTGGAAAGCGCATCACCAAATCTCGATTCTCGGCGGTTCGACCGGCGGAGCGACGCGGACGATCATGCGCGAGAGCGCTCCGATCAAGGCGACCGCACCGTCGATCTTCTTAACGTCGGTCTCCCGGCGCGGGTAGATGTTGTCCTTGGCATCACGCCAGGCGACGACGTTGGCCAGCATCCATGTGAGGACCGGGTTGCCGTTGTGGTGCAAACGCTTGGCAAGGACCAGCGCCTCGAGAATCTTCATCGGCTCGCTGAGGTTCTGCACGTTCTGCCGCAGTTCGACCATCGGCGCGCCTTCTCCGTAGAGCGTGGTGGCGAGCTGCGTGGCCTGCCACGGGTCGTATGCGATTTCGCTGATTTCGTGCTGGGCGAGGTCGGCGCGGATGTCGTCTTCGATGCGCTGGAAGTCGATGACGTTGCCGGATGTTGCCGTCATCCATCCGTCTTCAACCCATCCGGCGTATTGGCTGTTTGCATCGTCGCTGGCGGCGGTCTCCGGGATGTAAAAGTCGGCGAACGCGTAATAGTGCGCGCCGTTCCCTGATCCCCGCTCGAAGAGCTTGACCTTGGCGGCAACGTCGACCTTGCTGGCCAGGTCCAATGACATGACGCAGCGGCAGCCGGCCATTTCCTCGAGCGATAGATCGGCATCCGCGCAGGCATCCCATGCGCGCATGTCCATCCATGCTGTCGCGGCGTTGACCCAGACGTTGAGGCGCTTGGTGAGGAAGTTCGGGCGAGCTGAGGCGGTCTTGATGGCCTTGTCGGCCAGCCGGCGGATGTCGTCTGGATAGACGGATACGCCGTAGTTTGGATTCGCTTTCAGCCAGCATGATTCGTCGGCCCATTCGTCGGCATCGTCGATCGTGTAGACGATGCCGAAGTAGCTGTCGTCTTCGTGCGCGCTTCCGCGCACCGGGTAGCCGAGGCCGTCGTGACGGCGCAGCGTGGCGTTCAGAATGCCGGTCAGGTAGGTGCGCTGCTCGTAGCAGATGCCGGCGCGGTCGCTGCCGGCTGTGGTGATCGACCAGATCATCGACTGCGTCCGCGCTCCGGTGGCGGTCTCGAGCACGTCATACACTTCTCGCGTGCGGTGCGCATGCAGCTCGTCAACGACTGCGAAATGGATGTTGAGGCCATCGAGCGTTGAGCCTTCGGCGCTGAGCGGCTGAAATCGGCCTCCGTTGATCTCTTCGTAGAGGCTGTGCGCTAACACTTTGACGCCGAAACGCTCCCTGAACTTTGGTTCACGCATCGACATTTGCCGGCCTGACTCAAAAACAATCTTTGCCTGGTCGCGCGTTGTAGCTGCCGAATACACTTCGGCACCTGGCTCGCCGTCTGCGGTGAGCATGTACAGCGCGACACCGCTTGAAAGCGTCGATTTCGCGTTCTTGCGCGGGACTTCGATGTACACTGTCCGAAAGCGCCGGCGCCCGGTATCGGTGCGCAGCCATCCGAAGACGGTCGTTAAAATAAACACCTGCCACGGTTCCAGCACGAGCGGCCTGCCGGCCCATTCGCCTTTGATGTGGGGTAGCAGTTCGATGAAGCGGCACACATGCTCCGCCTTTGCTGCGTCAAAGCGGAACGGAAACCAGTGATCGCGCTGCTCTGCGTCGAGATCATCTAGCTGGCGGCGACAGGCTGCCTTGGTCCAGACGCATGCGGGAACAATTCCTTCCAACACTTGATCAATGTAGCCTCTGGCGATTCGCATGTATTCGCCATGAGCACGAGCCATCAGATCGCGCCCCAGCCAGATTGATTTCCGTCGTCTGAACCCGGCAAATGCGATTGACTGCTATTTTTGCTGGCTGTCACGCGAGACCTAGAGCTCGGCGACATGCCGAATTCTGATGCTAGCCGCATCATCCGATCCAACGCCTTATTGCGCAGGATCACCCACGCGCTGAGCTGCTGGTATCCGGTGCTCGTCGTCAGAACATATCCCGGCATAGATTCAGGATCTGAGGCGTTCATCTCAGCGATCTTGCGTTCAGCCGAAACCATCTCCGCCCACGCCGCGCAGTACGCCGACAGCGCTGCCCGGTCGATCTTGCTGATCAGACCAAGCGCCAATAACTCGGCCGAGATTCTCCGCCATTCCTTTTTAGCTTCATCCTGCAAATGCCCCGGGCAAGCCGGAATCTCCACAGGAGGATGAACCCCATCAAGCAGTTTTGATGCAGGAAGTTTTGATGGGTTTCCGCGCAAAACATGAATGTTCGCTGGCATCGGTTTAGGACCACGAGCACCCATTTTAACCCCCTGTCATTGAAACTGCCGGCCGCTCGCGTAGGC